TCTAACAAGTGGTAAAATTGTCTCCATATAAAAGAGTCTGAGATTTGGGGTGATATTGGCATTATTACCAGAGCTTATTAGTACTTCTGGAACTCCTAAAGCTACTAGAATTTCTAGGTCTTTAGAAGTTATTGAATCTTTGAAATCTAGCTCGCGGAAGTTTACGTCCGTGATTTTATCTAAGTCTAGTCCGCCATCTAAAATTAGGGGTCTTTTTCCACCCTTAGTTGGAGAGTACTGTGACTGCCAAGACTCTATCATACGAGCTTTAATCTTATCACCAAGTACGTTTGGACTCTTGATCACAAGCCCAGGTACTGCTCCATTCTTGAAGAAGTTACCTTGGAAAGCAGTCATATCACTGCGTACCTTTAAAGTATCAGTAGTCGATTTAAGCCTAGAAGTTCCCATGTATATAGAAGTACTAGAATTATCTGATATGTGCAATACTTCACTAGGTTTAAAGTCTATAATGCCATTATACTTGTAGCCCTTTACATAAATTAAAGGATCTGTTAAGATTTCCATCTGAGATGCCGGTAGATTATAGAGATATACACCATCATAGTATATAAACGCATTACCAGTCAGCACTAGATCTATATAAATAAGTCTACGAAATTTATTAGTATCAATATATGGATTAGGCTGAAAATTAAGTAGGTTTTCTACTTTAGCCTTTCTAGTACCAATTGTTGGTGTTACTAGGCCATTTATCTTTTCTTTTACGTCTACATCGAAGCTAGATGCTCCATTAACAATCATATCAACAGCACGTCTAACAGTAGTTAGGGCGTCATACGCTTGTTCAAAGGTGATAGTATTATCTGCATAAATACTATCACCCTCATTTCTAGCGATCTCGGCCTGTGCGGGGTTAAATTTTTCTATAATCCAAGACTTAATACTCATACTTCAAACCTATTTCCTTTGCTTAAATTTTCCTCCGCAGGTAGATGTTGTAAATTAAACTCACAGTGCAGCCCACATACTAATGTATGATGTAGTGGTACTACATGATCTACATGGTAGCCTTCTGGGCAGGTTTGGTAAATTTCTTTTATAGTTACCAAATTAGCCCACTTTGGGGTAGCTTTAAGCTTAGTAGCCCTTCGCTTTGCCCCTAAAGCTCTGAAAATATGCTTATTACCTTCGTAATATATTTTAGACCTATACTTAATAGTTTCTTTATTTAAGCTATAATAATTTTTTCTTCTTAGTAGTATTTCCTGCCTATTATTTTTATAATAATTAGTCGAGCAGCTATTACATTTAGTACTATTAGTTAAAAAATTACTCATATTTATTATCTTGTAACAACAGTCGCACTGTTTTTTATGTATTAAAGATAATAAGTACATACGCCAAGAAGTATTATTTTTTGCTAAAAATATGTCTGGGTATATGGATTTTATTAGATTGGAGAACTGAAATACGGAATTGAAACCATATGTAGAGGATAATTCGTCCGTAGTATCTAACGATATTGCACTGTTTATAAAGTCTATCCAGTATATTGTATTATTGTCTATGGTATGAAATACTTTACCTATATCAAATTTATTTACTAATTCTTTATAAACCTCATTTACTTCTAAGTACATTTTGTCTCCTTTTTAGACAGTGTTTGGTGAGCTATCTAGTGAAAAAGGCACTAGAAAGGCTGGCCGGCCCTTTCGCTCAGTTTTAATCTTTGTGTAATTTATCGTGCTGAATTTTAACCCAGTTAGCTTGCTTTGTGGCTGTATGTAGAGCAGGTTTAGCCCCGTATATAGTATGTAGCTTTACATGGTGTCCATTACATAAGGTAACGGCATCTTCATATAATTCTTTCTCGTGCTCAGCTATAAAGGTATCGCGATGGAATATAACGTCATCAACATCGTCAATTGAAACACCAGTAGTAACCTTCCACTTCTCCCATAGTAGAGTAAGAGATGAGTAGTGGTGAAATTCCAGGTTTTCAGTAGTATCGCAGATTGCACAGCAAGTACCTTTAGGATACCGAGCTTTAGCTTTATCTCTTAAGTACTTAACCTCGTCACGTTTTAATTCGGACTTTTTACCTGTATTTGCGGCCACTATTAAACTGCTCCTGAAAAACTTTTTACTCTAAACATAATAGGGCTATTATCCCATAAGTATAAAATAAATTCAATTCAATTTTCCTACCATCAGAAACTTCCTACATTAGAACGATAGCTATATAATGCGTACCTCAAAGCATCAGCCATGTGTGAGTATTTATCATGTACTGGTTTCTCAGTAATCAGAGTTTCCTTTGGGTCCCAGCGGAACTGGTCTAGTGCTGCTAGAAGATGTGTACATTTGGGGTCCACAATTAGTTTTCCTTGCTCGACAATCATCTGAACATATGCAATCCCGTCCAGCACGGACTTAGTTGCATTAATTGTAGAAATATCATGGTTTACAGCCCAATCGTAGCGAGTCTGTTGTGCAGCAGAATCAATGAAGATCATCTGTACATCATACTTATCTTCTAGAGCTTTGCATTCTACGGCGTACTGATCTGTGGTCATATTTGCTTGCTGAAATTCGTCTAGGGCATAGAAGACCTGAGAATCGTAGTCATACCCCAAAACGAGCATGGCGGTAGGATCTTTGAAACCGATATCAAGTCCCATAATTCTTTCAAGATGTTCCCATTTATCCACCGACATGATACACTTATGGTCAAACTTAAAGATCTGTCCTTCGAACACACTAAAGCTAGCCTCAAACTCTTGAGCGAATCGCGAAGCCGGCATAGTTGCACGAGCTTCATTAATGTCATCTTCGCTAGCGCGAGGATTCTCACGATAGTCGGCGTGGATAGAAGCCCATCTAGCAAATGCAGGGATAGAGTTGAATCCATAGTGCCAGTAAGTAGAGAACCAATTATTTCTACCGCGTGGAGTTGAAATAAAAACTGCTTTAGCACTAGGTTTATCAAGTGTGGGACGCAACGCTATCTCAAAGGCTTCTTGCCCGTCCGAAGTTAGTGCAGCCTCATCAAACAGGATAAGGTCATATGACCGGCCAACTACTGAATCAACCTGAGATACAGATCCCATCCGAATTGTAGAACCGTTTTTTAGCTCTATGATTCTATCCTTGGCATTATCGCGTTCGACCTCTAATTTGAAATGATTAATTAGTTTACGTTGCTCTTCAAATGAAATTGACGATAGTGCATAGTTAGGACTCATGATTAATACATGAGAATTAGGAACTAATGTTATTAGCTGACCAATTATATTACATATAGTGGTCTTTCCAACCCGCCTAGATACTGCTCCTACTACAAATCTATATTTAGGATTATTTAATGCGTTAACTAGTGCTATTTGAGGGCCATTAAGCTTTATGCCCAATAAATCAACATATTTCTGAATTGGGAGTTTTATAAACCTATCCTCTACCGGGAACTCAGTAATTTCTGTACTACTAATATCCGGCCTACTAATTTTTAACATACTTCAAACCTATTACATTTACTTAAATTTTCACTAGCAATCAAGTACTGTAAGTTAAATTCACAATGAAGTCCACATACGTTAGCATGGTGTAGAGGTATAATATGATCTACATGATAACCCTCTGGTCGTTGTTTATACATTTGTTTTATCTTTTCTTTATCTGCCCAATTTGGGGTGGCTAGTAGTAGATCTGCTCTACGCTTAGCCGCATGATATGCTATTAATGGTTTATTTTCCTGCCTATACTTTTTTGCCTCTACTAGGATGCTTTCTTTATGTATTTTATAGTAGGACCTAACCTCTTCTTTTACTTTTTCTTTATTTGCTTGATAGTACTTTCTAGCGTAACCTAGGCTTGCTTCATGGTTTTCATAGTACCTTATATTACTATCCTCTCGTGAGCATAGCTTACATGAAGGATTTAGGCCGTGGTACTGCTGAGCACTATTGTTAAACTCTTTTAAGGGTTTTATTTCACCACATTTACTACACTTTTTCTTACCAATTAAAAATAAGAAGAAAGTTATATAGTAAGTATTACCTTTTTCTGACGTTAGCTTCTCATAATGCCCTGTTAAATACTGAGATAGTTTGGAAGATCCGGAATAACCACACTTAGTAGCTAGCTCTTCACTTTTTAATCCATCTATAACTACATAAGTAATAAATTCTTTCCAGCTAGTTGCCTTTCGTTTAGTTCTACTAAATGCTGGAATACATATTTCTTTAACCCCAAACCGTGAAACTAACACCTCATAAATTTCATTAACTAAATTTTCCACACCGTCTCCTTTAAGACTTTTATTGGTAGGGCTATCCCAGTGTAAAGGCACTAGGAAAGAGCTGCAGGCTCGGTTCACCCATTAACAAGTAGGTTCTAGCGACTTATACGTCTAGGA